TGTCGCCCACGATTGAACATCTTGGGTACCACAGCCAATAATGTCGGCTGGATAACAGAATCGAAGAAACTGGTAAATTCCTGCTGCAGCAAGAGCTCTGTCTCAGTTTCTGGGATATTATTATTGATAGCATTCAGTGCTACCTGCTCTAGTCGGAACTGCAGGTCCGACTGCTGTTTTTCTAGAATCGAGCGTATCTCCGCTTCTATCGCTGCTCGCTGCTTTGCCCTTGTGGTAGGGACGGCTTTGTTCAGTTCGTTTGCAGCCAATATCTTCCCGAGTTCTATCATTTGTAGCGCTAATAGCATTAGTTCTTCTGAATACGTATCCTGCTCGAATTCTTCTTCTTGCAGATTTATTTTTATTTTCCTCAAACTTTTCGGCCCTTTTCGAGCAGCGATGATATAGTCCCGGACTATCTCATCTCTCTGCCCTCTGATCTTGCGCTCCAGTGCCAGGGAAGCTCGCAGCTCTGCATCGTCGAGCCGGCTGGCGATATCCCCAAACTTCACTTTCCGGGCATCTGGGGTCAGCTCCAAATCCTGGCGCTCGTCAGTGTCTTGCAGCCGTATATCGGCCAGTTCTGCCCGCCCCATATTCTCTAACCGCATCTTGTTTAGTTCCATATTCTGCTTGAACTTCATTTCTTCTGCTTGCTGCTGCTTCTGCTCTTCTGCAGCCAGCTCAGCCTCTAATGTTTCGGCTCTAATCTCTAGCCCTAGCTTTTGGCTGCCTTGCTCTAGCACTTCTGTCTGTATAGATTTGGTGATTTTGCCAGTTCTGATCATTTCTTTATATATCTCTAGTAGGGCTTCTACAGTTTCGTCCTGTATGGGATTGACTTTGTACTGCGGGTAGATGCCACGATCAAAGTTGATTTTCATCAAGTCGGCAATGATTCTATTCCAGGGGTTTTCGATTAGAAGTGTTGCCACAAACTGCAGTCCTGTCTTGAAAAATGATATCTGCTCAGCTCCCAGGGAGCGTGAGCCAGTTGTGGAGGTGTTGGAACCTAGATCGATGAACTGGGCCAGAAGGGCTTTTGCCATTTGCGATGTGTGGTATGCAATCATTTGGCGGCCGACATCCATAACGCCTGCATCCGCTACATCCTCGAAGATTATCTCTACTTTGTCTTCTGCCAATCTGGCATAATTCACGAACCCTACGCGTTCTAGAATCTCGTCTAGCTGCGTTTTGTCGCTATCTGTAAGATTTGCACCCTGTTTTATTTTTGCTTGCCTATACTTCACGGCCCCCAGTTCATGCCCTACGTGATTGATGTACATACCTTTGTGCGCCTTATCATAATGGTAAAAGACAGGTTTCAGTGCAGGCCGTCCGTAGTTGCTCCCATATTCCTCTCCATAGACTATATTTATAGTTTTCAGTAGCTCAGAATCATTCAGGACGGCGACATCGTAGTATATATTTTTGAAAGTTATTCTCTGTCGAAAGCCCGAAAACTGGCCACTGTCATCCACCAGCAGCTTCAACTGAAAGTCCGAATCTCGAATCGCCCGAGGAGCTAGCTGATCGAGCCTGACCTTGCCATCTTCGTCGTTGCGATATATGATTTCACTAACCCTGTAGCCCTCTTCCAGCGCTCGCAGATTAGTTTTGTTTGTGAGGAGGAGGTTTCGGCTCATTCCATTTTTCCATCGTGGCTGTGTCAAATTTTCTTCCACAAACTGCTGTTCTTCAGACGGTTCCTTCTGATCCCAGTCCGGGTCATCCTGAATTGTAAAACCAGCTGCTAGAATAGTATTGTAGGTGGCATTCAGCAGCATCTGCACCTGGCCATCGTTATCTTTCATACGGCGATAATCCTCTACCGTCAGGGTATCTACTCTACGCTCTTCGTTCCGGTATGCATCTGCTATCAGCTCTCCTGGCTTCCCGATTCCACCCAGCAAAAAGCCCCCAGGTCCCAGCTGCGCATTGGCGCTACTGCTCTGAGCATCTGCCGGCTCTAAGTTTTCTAAGTTTGAATTGGTCATTTTTGGAGTAGAAAAAAGAAAAGGCCACATTCACACCCCTTCCCTGGGTACGAATGAGGCCTTACTTGCATCTGGGCACTCATAGCCGTTTTATATGTATTTTCATTTTAACAAAAACGATGCACCTTGTCCAAAAAGATGTAGCATTTTCGGTTGTATTCTGGCGTGAAAATGTGGTAACATTTAATCAGGAGAAATTTTTCGGCTCAGATTTTTTATAAGGCCGCCTTTTCGTGAACTCACACGAGAATGCGGCCTTTTTTCACGGCTCTATATTCACAAATGGCAAAAAAGAAATTCAAAAAACAAGTCCTTCGCTTCGGAAAATGGAAGCACGAAAGTGCCCCTGGTGGTGTTTTGCATATCACGAAAGATTGGGCAACCAAGCTAGTGGAGAACTTCCGACACAACCCGAATGTCCCGATCTACCGTGGACACCAGCCCGACTCGAAAGCGGCTGAAAATCCAGACCTCATAGTTGCCCCAAACATAGAAGGGCTACATCTAGAGAATGATGGCGTATATGCAGAACTGCGAATAGATGAAAAAGAGCTTGAAAAATACGCAGATGTATCTGCTAGCATCGAGCCTGACTATGAAAAGAAAGAAGGGCTTGGAGAAAAAATAGGGCAAACACTAAGACATATAGCACTGGTACCTTCTCCATACATCAAAGGTCTAAATCCCTTCATGGCCCTAGGAGAGGACACTTCTAATTTATTTGTTATCAATTTATCCGATATGGACGAAAAAAACAAAGTCGCTAAACCTGAAGAGGAAACCAAAGCTCCCGAAGGACAAGAGCCCGAAGAAGAAAAAGGGGACCCTCAGAAGGATGAAAACGCTCCTGAACCCTCTGCTCCTGCGGACCCTGAGTCTAGCGAGGAACCAGAAGGCGAAGAGGAGGAAAAAGAAGAGGAGGATGGCGAGGCAGAACTGGCCGAAAAAGTCAAAAACCTCGAGATCCAGCTGGCCGACATGAAGGCCGCCAAGGCTGCATCTGATGCAGAAGCTATGTACGAGAAATATCTGGCTGCGGGCAAAGTACTGCCCAGCATGAAGGATACAGTCATCGCTCTAGCATCTGTGACTGAGCAGGCTATAGACTTAGTGGACGGGTCTCAAAAGACCGTCAGCATAATGCTATCCGAGCTCCTTGAGAAAATGCCTGTCTGGATCAATCTGGAAGAGCGCGGGATCAACTTCGAGAGTGGAATACAGCTGAATGATATTCCAGACGAGGAGGTGCATAGGCGCAGAGAGATCTATTTCACGGACCATCCTAGGGCTTCGGAAGATGATTTTCAAGCGCATTTGGAAGATCCAGCAGTGAAGAAAATAATTTTGCGTGATATAGCAGACCGCAAAAAAGCAAGAAAATAATTTAATTGTTACTTTTTTTAATCATGACTGCAGCATCAGCAGACCGCGAGGGTCAACGCCGACCTGGCGAGCTGGTCGCATACCACGGTTCATCGGGATACACATACTACAAAAACTGTATGACCATGGTGGACGGGGCGCATGTAGCCCAGCCGCTCGCACAGGGTGCCGGGGCCTCTATGGCACGGTTCCTCGGCGTAAATAGAAACAGGCTCGACAGAAGTGCTGACAATGGCGCCTCTCTGGTCGATCTTGAAATCTGGAAAACTGGACGCTTTGTCTTCGCAGCACAGGGGACTGGAGCATCAGCTCATATCGGCCAGGTAGCATACGGGATCGACGATCAGACGGTCGGAGTATCCGCAGCGCCGCCTGTTTTGCGTGTGGGGGAGATCGTATCTCTGCCGTCGACTAGCGAATATGAGGTAAGAATCGATGGGTTCACAGCACAGACATATGTGTCTGGACTGAGCGCAGCCGGAGGCTGGGTGCCACCACAGAACTAGGACAAGGCACTTTTTTTTAAATTTTACATTAAACACAATGGCAATAGCAGGAAGTGACTTTCCACTCAGCATTAACCGAGCTGATCTGGAAATCTCATTCCACGAAGGAATCAAGAGGGTGCTGGACGCTGATTTCGAGATGCTGCTTACACTTGAGGAATCGCCCGTAGACACGAAGCGCGTGACCTTTTACGGCGATAAGCCGAATATGCGCATCTGGAAAGGCGAAAAGCAGCCCCAAAACTTCGAGGAATACAAACTGAACATGTTTACTCATCCAAGAGAGCTGACCTACGAATGGAAGGAGTCAGAGCTGAATCGAGAGACTGACCCAGCGAAACACATCCGCAGGGAGGTTACCACGATGGGAGAAGCACATCAGAGAACTAAGCAGGATCTCTTCTGGAGATGCCTGAGAAACGGCGTGTCAGTGATGGGATTTGACAAGCATCCGCTCTATGGACCGACACATAGGTATGTGAACTCAAGAGGAGCAACGAACTCAACAGTCTCAGCCCAGTCGAATGTGCACTGGGGAGGCTCGCAGCTGGATGCGACGACATTGCAGCTCGAAGAAGAGCATTACGTCAACCTAAGAACTGACAAAAATAGACAATGGGGATTGAAACTGACTCATGTCCTGGTCAAACAGGGAAGCGCCAATCATGTCAGCGCAAGAGAGCTGGCGAACTCGCAGTACACCACGGCGATCAGCACGGCGAAGGGGCAGAATACAGTGAATGTATTCCAGGGTGCATTCAGTATCCTGACCACGAATGATATAGAATGGGGAGCCAGCGAATGGGCATCGTTTGCACTGAACTTGGATTCGAAGTTCAGGCCGATTGTAGTACTTTCAGAAACCGTCAACCCAGGCTGGGATAACCCGAAGTTTGTGGCTACCGGATTGGATGACATGACCAACACAAGCGAAGGCAGGTTCTGGAGAGGGACTGTAGCGACTAGCATCGAGTCCTACTGGGATTACAACCCGGGGTATTGGTTCACTACTAGGCTGCACGGCTCTAGTGGATATAGCCCGACGGCATTCGACTTTGAAAACCAAAGAACAAAACAGCCAAACATCTAATGAATAACGCAGGGTGCGCTTGCACCCTGCAAATTTAATATTTTAAATATGCATTATGAAGTATAAGGTAAAACTAAGAGATGATACACAGGGAAATGCGGTGCAGTATAGAGATGCTGAGGTAGAGTTTGAGGGCACCGTTCAGGAGCTGCTGACACATGCGCACATCGAAGAAGTGTATGGAGTGGCAGGAGACGAAAAGAAAGCCGAAGAAGGAAAAGAAAAGAAAGAAGTTTCAAAAAAGAAAAAAGACTAAAAAATGGCCCTAACAACACACGAAAAAATTCGCGTCGAGGCTGGGTTCCAGTCTCGCTTCATACGGCAGGCATTCCGGAACGATCCGGATGGAAGCCAGACGACTTTTTATGCCGATAGCGATGATAATATAAAATTTGTGCCTGAGTTTGGCACTGGGAATACGGTAGCGGGAATCAGTGATGTGAAAGTGTGGGTGGGCCTGAGCGGAGTGTTTGGGGTATCCCGAATGGGGGTATCTGGGGTAGATATCAGCCAGGGCTCAGTACAGGTAGATACTGCGCCAGACAGCGGCGCTTCCCTGGTCATCGACTATGCTAGCTCGTCTCTCCCCGGAGATGACATTGAAGCTATACGCCGGGAAGCTGAGGCACTGGTGCGGCAGAGAGCTGCTAGATGCTACAACCTGCTGGAGGCAGAAACTGCGCCCTACCTGCAGAATTTGGCTGCTAGATATGCAGCAGCACTGCTGCTCGTCCGGAATTTTGGGAAGAGTTCCAGGACTACGGCGGTGGATGGATATGCACTACTAGACCAGCTGATTGGAGAAAACGCAGGAATAATCAATCGAGGTACAGATAGCGAGGTCGCTGATGTGGGAGAGATAGGGCAGATATGTCAGCCTGGATTCGTACTAGTAGACGCAGACGGCGAGATCATAGATAGAACCGACGCTAATGATCTCGAGGGCGTTGAAGATTTCCAAGCAGGAGGCAGGGTGACAGGGAGAATCTACGACATCACTGAGGAGAATTTTCGCTTGAAGGACTGGCAGAATCAGGCCAACACGGAGCAGGCAGGGAGCGGATTATGACATTTTATATTTTATTTTTTCCGTATGAGCATTGTATACAAAGGGCTGCAATATGGCATTCTAGAAAAGAGGGCAGACGGCTATCTGGTGTGCAGGCAAAGTAAAAAAGACGGGGCTATGTACCCTCCACAGGTATACTTTGTAGCTCAGAATGCGGAATTTGAATTTCTGAATGATGAAGGCCACATTGTTCCAAGTCGACCAAAAAACACTGCTGAACAATCTAGATAGGTTCCAACAGTCGCTCAAGTTTCGCGAACCAATCAAAGACAGCCTGGCTCTTCTACAAGACGAAATAGATAGAAATTTCCAGCTGCAGGGTGCGCTCTACCAGGGGGGCGGATTTACGCGGCCGGGCGGGGCATTCGCAAACCTGGGAAGAGCCACCACACGAAAGCAGCCCTGGAAGCCCCTCGCTCCTCGGACACAGGAAGATAGAAGGCGCCAGGGTTTCCCACCGAAGCGGCCCATACTGATTCGAACAGAGAAACTCAGAAAAGGCTTCAAACAAAAGGAAATTTCGGAAACCCAAGGGAGCATTGTGAATGATGTTTTTTATGCTAGGTTTCATCAAACAGGAACGAAAATAATGCCTGCTCGGCGAATCGTGGGAGTAACTGCTGAAAGCCGCAAGGCTATAGGATTACTTTTTGCCCACTATATAGCAAAAGAAATTAAGAAGATATTTCAAAAATGAACTACGTTATCAATAAAATGTTGGAAGACCTGGAAGCGGGACTTCCGAAAAAAGATGTACAGTACTATATCTTCGGCCGCCCATATCAGCTAGCCGAAGCTGAGCTGGAAAAGGGAGTGCTGATGATAGAGCCTGTGAGCACTACCGTTCAGAGTGTGACTACCGGAATCACCGACGAAGAAAATAAAGAAATTAAAATTTTTTTAGCAAAAATCGTAAAAGATCGTTTTTATGCGAATGCGCAGAAGGAAACGGGAAGCGCGTACTTAGCCAGAATTTTTGAAAACAAAGACGCTAGCAACCAGCTACAGGCCGATACAGTCCGATATATTGTTCGAGAAAATCTGCGGCAGTGGGGCCTTCTACAGCCGACTATCTCGATAGACTATACAGTGTCTTTCGAACAGGCGCCGGAGGGGACTGTGGCTGGGGCTATGACTATCAGTACTCTAGACCACTTTTCGCAGCCTTTAGTTTAGCTTTTATTTTTTAATTTATGGCACACCAAAGAATTTACAAGAATATAGGAGTCGAGGATGAAGGCACCTGGGGGGCATCTGTCGCTGGAACGGCTGAGCGCCTGCAGATAGTCTCCACCACATTTAATCAAAACCCGAATAAAGAACTGGTCGAAGAGACGCACACCACCATCAAGGGGAGGGACCGGATGACTAGGGGAATTCGAGAGATAGACGGGGATATCACAGGGTTTGGTAGCCCGAAAACTTTGCATATGTTCCTAGAATGGGTGAATGGGGATGCAGCCAGCGGTGCATCTGTAGGGAACAGCGCCCAGCTGCAAACATACAATCAGGACACAGACAATACATATATATCCCGAACCGTCACAGTGGATAGGAATCAAACACAAGAAAAATATTCTGGCGTCAGAGCACAAGAGTTGAAACTGTCTGCATCGAACAGTAGAATGGACGCCAGCCTGACGACCATGGGGAAATCCTTTAGCACATCAGCCGATGCGGTATCGGACACCGTTGGCGAGACGGTGAAGCCGTTTGTGTTCGCAGATGTGACAGTGCAAATCGCACAGGGAGTAACATTCCAGAATGCTGTTACATTCAGTGTTTCGGACTGGGAACTGACGTACAACAATGGACTGGAAAGATCTCACCTCTCTGGAGACAGGGATGCGGCCAGACTAGATGGCGGTATCCCAACGCTGAATGGATCTCTGGAATATTTCCATACGGGGAATAGCTATGTTTCGCCAGCCCTGCAGGGCTGCAGCGAGTTTTATGTCCGCATCTCGGCGACACTATCCAGCTGCGGCGGACTGATAGCAGGAGTGACCCCGTACTATTTACAAATTGATGTCCCAAGAGTGGAACTGACGACGAAC